TGTGCGGACGCGGTTGGCACGTTTCCATTCCTGCAGGGCAGCGTCGATCTCCACATGCTTGGTCGTGGCACCACACGCGCACTCGATGAAATAGCCACCACCGGCCTTGGCGCACCGCATGTCATGGATCAATCGAGCTGCATGGCCAAGGCGGCATCGCGGTAGCCGCATCGGCGCATCGATCTGACGCTGGGTCATGGCGTGCCTCCCGGTTTGACGGCACGCAAACGCTTGACCGCGATTGCAAAGCGATGCGGGTCGCGCTCGATGCCGATGAACTGCCGACCCAGCTCCAGGCACGCCGCCCCTGTGGTCCCACTGCCGGCGAACGGATCCAACACGATCTCTCCTGGCGCGGTGAAGTCAGAAACCAGATCTCGCAACAGAGCAAGCGGCTTTTCCGTTGGCACGCTTGCCTTGTTGCAGACTGGCGTAATCCACGTGCCGGGTCGGCCGCCGCGATTCCAACGCTTGCGCCTTTTGCCGGCATGGAGAATTGCGATCTCTTCGTGGCCCTGGCCAGGACGGTCACCCGTCATCTGGGGCACCGGGTTTTTCTTCACCCAGATGCCGCGCCGCACGTACTGCGGCCAGTCGTACAGCAGCCTGCCGTGGTGCATGTCGCATGTGGCCACACACCAGCCCTCCGCGACTTCCAACCACGACTGCGCTGCGGCCGTGAACTGCTCGTCCGTGAAGGCATCGAAGGTCACCAGCTGCTTGCCGGTGGCACCTTTCTTGTTGGTCTTGGCGTTGCGATGGGTGCGGCCCGCGTAGGGCGGATCGGTGATCACCGCGGCGACCGGCTGCAGGTGACGGATCACCAGCTCGCTTTCGCCGCAGTACAGGATCGCTGCTCCAATGCGCGCGGCCGCCACGACGCCGTTGCGTTTGCCGGCCCGAAGCATCGCGATCATGAGCGCACCTCCGGCATCCCCCGCAGGGCGTCGGCGATGCGGACTACCCGTGCATCGGTAAGCTTCATCACTTCCGCTGCCAGCTGGTCGGAGCTGGTCAGATAGAGGTGTCCGGTTGAGCGTAGGCGGCGACGCCACCCGTTAATCAGGATCAGGTCATCCAGCTCGATCACCTGGTTCAGGCCGAATGCACGGAGCAGACGCGGAGCGTTTCGCGTCTTACCGCTCGCCTTGGGGCCTTGGATGACGACGGAGCGATTAGCCATGGACCACCTCCCGGCGTACCGCCTGGACGCCTCTAGGGCGCAGCGAGACGGGAATCTGGCCCACGGCGAGGCCGGCGTGACGCCGCGACGCATGGCGGCCCCTGGTGGCCCACAGAACGCCGAGCAGGACGCCGCCCAGGGTGGGGGAGAGCAGGATCAGGAAACTAAGCACGGCCCACCTCCTTGGCCGCTTCGGCCATGGCAGCGGCAGCGGCGGGCGTGGCCGGGCGCGGCAGCATGTTGGCGACCGCGTAGGGGAAGGGCAGGCCGTCCAGGAACTCGGCCAGCTCCAAGCCCAGAGCATCTTCGCGATCAACGAAGTCCTCCGGGCCGATCACCCGCACCCAGCCCTTCCCCGGCCCACGTCGGCGTTCCCACACCTGCAGGACAGTCTGGGGGTGGCGGCCCATGGTCAGGGTGCCGATGACCGTAATGCGGTTGTGGTCGATCTTGATCATCGCCTCCGCCACGCAGGGCAAGGCGGGGGATTCGTGGGCGATTACGGGCTGCGTGGTAGTCTCCGCGCCGGGTCCGGTGCTGGAACTGGGCGAAGGTGTAACGGTCGTGGGGCGTACCCCGCTCATCTGTTGCATGGCTCTCATCTCCTGAGCTTCGTTGGTGAAGGCCCAGGGGCGGTGTTGGCGCACCGCCCGCCGGACCCGCTTTTCCCCGGCGCTACTGCAGCCCGCGTCGGTGGGGTTGGAGTGCGGTGTTCATGCTTGGAACACCCAACACTTGATGCTGGTAGGGCGACCGTCGCCGATGACGCCGCGAATGGCGCTACTCACTGTCCTGTTTGAGTCGATAAATTTGTGCCGCCGCGAATTACGAAGCAGCGAGCGCAGGACGTTGAGATCAGCGATGCGCTGCGCGTGATGTGCGGCCTTGGCTACAAACTCGTTGAGGTTGATGGCGATCACCGTTGGATCGCGCGAGTGATTGACCACCGGGTTTTCCTGCAGGCCTTCCAGATACTCAAAGACCTCCCAGAACTCCGAGACCATCGGATGATCTGCGCTGATCGCGGACTGCCGTTCCAGGGCCATCTCCACCAAAGCTTCGCGCGTCGCGGCCACCATGTGGTTGGGGATATCGATCACCTGCCGGAGGCAATCCAGCAGGGCCAACATCTGCGCGTGGTTCTTAATCACGCGTTCGATCCGGATCTCCTTTTTCTCGCGCAGGGCGACCTCAAAGAAACGGGTGCGCTCGGCGAAGGTGTCCAGCACCTTGGCCTCGGCTCGCACGGCGCGGATCAGGAAATGGCTCAGTTGTTCGACGGGCAGGGCATTGAGATTGTCGGCAGCCTCTCGGCTTTCCGTGGTCACCTGCGGACGCTTGAAATGAAGCTTGACGATACGGGTCAAGATCGCCTCGGACGCGTCCACTGCGGCGTTCTGGCTAATGACGATGGTTCCCCGGAACGGCGGTTCGTAGGTGTCGTTGCCGCCATTTCGCACGCCGCGCGTGGCCAGCGTTCCGCCGCCAAAGAAATCCTTTAGCTCGTCCCACTCAAAGGTTTTGCTGTGAACCTTGTCGGCCTCGCTGCGGTCGGCTTCTAGCAGTACCACGGGCATTCCAGAGATCTGGCCCATGGCGCGGGCGCGGCCGGCCTTGGATGACTTGGCTGGGTCGAAGCCTTCATAGTCGCTGCGACCCAGTAGCTTCCACAGGAAGGTCAACAGCGTGGTCTTGCCGGCACCGGCTTCACCCGTGGCCTCCAGAAACGGAAAGCTCTTATGCGCGCTGCGAATCTGCTCAGCGAACAGGGAGCCGAACCAGAAGGTTAAGGCGACAATGCCGTGCGTGCCGAAGCACAGCCACAGCCAGGGGAGCCAATCCGTGCGAAAAGCCTCAGCGTCGCGCTGGATATCGAGCCTGATCGACTTCTGCGTGGTCTTTAGACGCAGCTTGTCGAACTCGAAATAGTCCTCTTCATTGGCAAAGCACAGCGCACCATCGCGCACCGCCATGTCGCCGAGAACGTAGACCTTGTGTTCTTTGCTATATCCGACGAAATCAATGGTATCGACGGTCTTAATATTGAAAAGCTGATCTTCCATCATGCGATCAAGCTGGTGGCCGGAGCCGCTAAACACCGCGCCCTGGGCCAAGCTGATGATCCGCTTCTTGAACTCGGTCGCACTAGAGACCTGGGCACCGGTAAAGGTGCCCTTGGCGCTCGGCGCATCATGCGGAAAATCGACGCGGAAGAAATACCAGCTCTCGTCCGTGACTTCGTGCCGCTGGAAGTACAAGGCTTCCGGATAGCAATTGGCGATCTGCACCACGCTGGCAGCTGCGCGGCGCAGTTTGTCCTCTGCTTCGTCGTCTATCTCATCCTCGCCGTGGGCGGTGATGTATTCCTTCTTGGCCTTGTCGTAGCGCGATGCGTCGAACGAAAACCAGTACAGGCGAGAGCGGTGTTCCAGGTGAAACTCGGCGCGGCTGTCGTGGGCATAGATGAGCAAGGCCTTTTCCATGACGTTGCGCGCCAACAGGAGATCGCCCTGATAGCGCGCCTCGGTCATGTCTTCGGCCCATTGCTTGGCCCGAGTCTCGCTCTCGCTCTGCGACATAGCGCGCAGGTGCAGGTCGTTCCAATCGACCTTGCGGCCGGGGGGTTGCGGAATCAGCGCCGCCCGGCAGGGGAAACCCATCGCGCGTGCGCGCGCCACGTGCTTGCGCAGGTAGTCGTGCGTGCCGGGCGCATTGCCCTTGGCCGGCTCGTTGTCCGGTGCCCAGATGAGCGTGGGCAGGTTGCCCTTGCGAAGTTCGGCCAGGGCGCGCAGTGATTCAGCCGGAAACTGATTGCTGGACATTGCCGAGACGGCCGCGTTGCCGTGGTGCAGATGTGCCAGAGAATCGAAAATGCCTTCGACAATCCACAGCTCTTTGACCGTGGCCAGCTGCGCGGTTACCTCTGGCGCCGCCCACCACACGCCAGCAAAGCTCTGGCCGGGCTTGAACCGGGCTTTCATCTTCCCGAAGCGGT